ACCGATGTCAAAGTCTTGAGTTGCGTATTGGTTGAGTACGTATGCCGCTAAGCTTTTGTTGACACCAAAGTCATTGAACGCTGATGCCAATACAAATACGTTGGCGTTACGCTGACCCTCAACCATTGGGTACTTCTTGATCCACCACTTGACCAAGATGTCAACGATCTTGTTCTCGTCAGTGATTGGAATGGTTGGCGCATCCCGGTGCTTGACCACCTCATTGTACTCAGGTTCCTCAATCTTGTCCCATAGTGATGAATGCTCATTGATGTAGATGAGCGGGTCGTATGACTCGTAGCACACACGACTAATGTTTTTGGATGTCTTGTCGAAGTATGGGGAGTTGAAGTACCTTTCTAAGCTGTTGAAGTAGTTGGTGTGGTTCTCGGCATCCGCAGGTATCTTAACCAATACCTTGAGGCCATTACCTGATGGAGAGATAAAGACTGAGTACACGTACTTGTTCTTTGTGAATGTCTCCTTGTCGTTGAGCAAATCCTTCTGACGCTCGTAGCCATCGAAGTCTAAACAGATTAGACCACTGTGCTCAGTGATTGCATCGTCAGATCGCTTGTTGAATGTTCCGCTAAAACATATTGCCGGAAGCAATTTCTTTAGCTCGTTTCTCTCGGGTTTTTTCTTCTCAGAACGTATCCGTTTTACGAGGTCCTTTGAAGCCCCTTCCTTAACTCTATCAAGAATTACACTAACATCTCTGAAGAACGGAGTAGAGGTTTCCTTGATATTTTGGAAGATTGTGACGTATTTTAACATAAGTGTGTCGTTTTAGTTGTCGATTTGAATGGTCAAAGTTATTGATTTTATTGGTATGTGTCGATTATGTCAGTTATTTTTTTCTTTTAGATTTAGAAAAAAAATAATATTATATATAATAAATATATATATATATAGGAAAGCCTTAATTTGACACAGCTACTTAAATGCATCTTTGAATAAGATGTAGAAGAAGGTTAGCACCACGACTAACTTGTAGATGGTATAAATCATAACAATACATTAAACATTATATATCCAACTGTTATTCCTGATAGGAAGCACAGTATCATTTCATATCTTCTATCCATACATCAATGTTGCTATGAGTGCTACAATGCAAATGATTGATATAACACCAAGGAGGATCATGGTGCTATACGCAGCTACTTCTTCTTTGCGGTCTTGTCTATTCAGTTTCATCTAGGTTTGATTTAATGGTTAGCATTAGTTTTATTTTTCTTTTTAGACTATCTCTCTTAGCCCTGAGCTTTTTTATCTCTTGGTTTATTAGATTTATCTCGGTTGATAGCTCTTTCATATGGTTTAAAATGTTTTGCTTAATCTTCATGCATAATATAAATTATATTTATTGTTGGTATTTTTTCTTAATGTGTTTTTGAGAGTAGAATATTTTATATTTAAAAAATCAGAAGCTTGCTTTATATTATCATAAAATATACCATTAACAACATCTATAATTATCTTTGATTTTGAGTGCATAGATCCTCTTTTATTAATTAATTTCATTCTTTCTGAATGATGCTTCTTCCAATCATCACTTCTCTTTACTCCATACATGGGGTTTTTATCGCCTTTAAGAAACGATTTACCTTTGTTCCATGGTGTAGCTCCACTCATTGGATGTTTATTGTTCTTAAGCCAATTTCTGCTATTAATAGATATTGTCTTTTTTTGTTCATCTGATATAATTTTTCCTTTATGAGCTAATCCTATTTTGATTTTTGTTTCTGCATTCATACATTGGTAAACATCGTCACTTTTTGGTATACTACAATTGAGTCCATTTTCTGATATCACATCATACTCAATTCCAAATTTATTTTCATAGAACAATTTTTCAGACGCATCACATTCATATATTATTTCGAACAAGTGATTTTCCCAACCATACTTACTTATGGATCTACTTATTTTAATTTGACTCTTTACTCTATTGGTTTTGTATCTATAAATTCTATCTTTAATATTTATAGTAGAACCTATATATATTTTCCCGGATGGATTTGTTATTTTATATATGTAAGCTTTCATTTGTTTTTTATTTTTTTCATAGCTGCTTCACAATATAAAGCAAAATCTAAGGCTTCTTCCTGAGCCTCTCTTAACCAATCCTCTAGTTCATAATCGTCTCTATCGAGGGTTGTGTTGTACTTCTTGATACCAACTTTGCTGCGCTCGTAGAACTTTGTCATTACTGATAGGACAATTGTGTCCTCAAAACTCTGTGGTTCGGTGTCGTGTGTGATGTTCATAACCTTTAGGTGTTAAAAAAATAGTTTTCTGAGATTCAATTATTATGTCTTCGTGTTTTTCAATTGGTCTGTTGTAGTAATCATCCCATCTTTTGTTGTCTTCAATAGTCCAATGAATGTTGTAAATTACATTTACTACTGATATGCATATTGCAATTACTGATATGCAAACTGATACTATTTCTTCTTGGCTCATTCTTCTTCGTTTACGATTTCTAATTCACCGTCAAATGTGTAGCCCGTTAGCTTGAGCAATTTATCGAGGTGATAAACCAAATCATCGAGCGTTACATCTTCGTGTTCGAACTCATAGCTCGCTTTGTGTCCGTAGTGTGTGATTTCTATCTTCATCTTATTCTGATTTAAAGGTTTGGTTATGAAATTGGTCAAATGACTGCCATTTGTCTTTTAATTCGGCATCTATTGCATTATTCCAAGTAGTTTCCATTTGCTCGTGCTCCATTTCTTTGGCTTGTTCAATTAATTCGGGAGTGTATAAACTTATTCCTTGTTTATATAACTCATCTATCAACCATTCTACTGCTGTTTTCATTGTTCTTGTTGTTTAAAATTAAATAATTCGTTTTTTACTTCTTTCCAATATGTGAACCCCATTGGATGAGGTGTGAAGTAATCACTTGATTTTGCAAAATCCCTATCATCAAAGTGCTTATCATCCTTTCTACTTTCAATAATCTCATTGACAACAAACATAGCAAGTCTTATTGCTTTCTTAATGTTTGAACCATCATTTAAGGCATCAACTAACTGAATTGATTTTTCTTGTGGTGTCATCATTATTTTTGTTTAATTTTTACAATATACCATACCATACTGCAACAACTAATGCAATATTAAATGCACATATTGCTGTTACTGTTAATAATATGCCTATTTTTTCAATGGTTTCTATTTTCATTGTTCTTGTTGTTTAGTTTCTACTCTGCTATATAAATCCTTGTTGGTCTAGTGGTTTCTACAACATAACCATCAGAGCCATTGTACCAATCAGTTACTTTATCAGTGTTTGGCTTTTCTTCACACTTAACTGCATAAAAGATTTGGCATCCTGCAATGACAATCTCTTTACCGTTTCCACCAACAACAGCATACCAATTAGCACTTTGTCTATTTGTTTTAATTCCCATGATGGACTCATCACCAAGAATCTTTACATCACCCCAAGCTGCTGAATATGTAACACCATCAGGAGCAACAAAGAATTTATCTGTTGTTATTAAATATTTACCTGTCATTAGTCTTGTTGTTTAAATTGTAAATATTTTTCAAAATATTTCATTGTTCTTGTTGCTTGTTTCAATAAATATCTTAAACATTGTTCTTCACTACCTTGAAAGATAATTGTTTGTTCATCTTCAATTACTACTTGGTATGTGTCATTAATTAAATGTATTATTTTCATTGTTCTTGTTGTTTAAAGGTTATTTAAAAATTCATCATTTGCTTTAACAAGACTATCCTTAAAGTGAATCATGTCTCTATAATACCAGTCAGTTGATATTTTAATTTGTTCCTGGGTATATTCACCCCTCTTATATTTACTTGAGTCAAGTCCTGTGGTACACCAATTTTCATACTGACCACCTCTTTTAAAATTATGGGTTTCTTTTTTGTCCGTGATTGTTACGCCTGCTCTAGTAGATCCACCAAAATGATGTGTCTTTACAACATCACCTTCTTTAAAGCATGTACCCCAAAATGGTCTTGCAATATATCCACCCGCAATTACATACAATCCTAATTCATCTTTTTTTATCTCTGTTTTCATAATTCTAATTAAATAATTAATTTGCAGTAACTACAGTTATACAAACAGCCATGACCAAAAGAAGGAGCAAT